AGTAGACTACCTAACCCAAGAATTGGACCCACTGAAGCTCAGCTTGACCATAATAAACAAATTTTTGAATGGTGCAAGAGGCAGATTGAAGAATTTTTCAATCCCAAAGAGTATGGAAGAGTTTTTGAATATAGGAGATCTAAATTTGACGATGAAGCATTAATTAAAGATTATTTTAGAACGGAACAGCCTATACACCCTATTCCTCGAGATGAAAATTTTGACCTTGCTGTTAAAATGACACGAAAGTTTTTTAAGCCATCAAGAGTACTACATCCTGTAGCTTACCCTGACCTTAGATACTATCCAATGACGCTAAATACTAACGTTGAAGCGCCCTGGAACCTACGTGGATGGAATTTCAACCCCAAAGAACGAAATGTTGATTGGGAATCTGAAATACCGAAACTCTATCATTCTGATGAAGAGTTAGAGAAATGGAAAAAGTTAATCGAACGATACGAAGAGTATCGAAATCGACAACTAATGGATTGGTTAGCCAACCCTGGTGCATATAAGCCTACTCCTGAAATCGATGTTGATACTTGGCTATCATGGAAACAAGAAATTGGATTAACCACTGATAACGCCCGGAAGAAACACAATCTATATAATGAAATTCTACAATATAATAGATTCCTAGTGCATCAAATAAAAGATGGACTCTGGCCCTTTTGGTCAAATGGAATCCCACAGACTTATTACTGGAATACTGTACATGCGAGAGCTCATGTTGTTGGACCCGATGATCCTGATAAGATCAGAGCGGTGTTTGGAGCAACGTGGCTACTTCTGATGTGTGAACTTATGTTTGCCTGGCCTTTACAATCACATTATCTCAACCATCCTGAAAGTGGAATACTTTTATGGGGACGTGAAATAATGCGTGGTGGCTGGAAAAAGATAATAATGGAAATGTCAACTTTTGGACAACCAGAAACAGTGTTAGCCGTTGATTGGTCACAATTTGATCGCAGAATGTTACATGAGTTAATAGATTTAACTTTTGAAATCTGGGAATCATATTTTGACTTTTCACAATATGAAGAGACTTCTTTTTATAACGGTGATCGAGCTATAGCTGATCCAGTTAGAATTAAACGACTATTTGATTGGATAAAGAATGCAATTAAGCATACTCCGACCTTACTACCTAACAATAAATTATATGTTTGGACTAGAAATGGTTTCGGTTCGGGATATCAATTTACTCAAATGATGGATAGCTTTGTTAATACCATAATGATATTAACTTGTTTATCCGCATTAGGAATTAAAATTGATACTCGAAATTTCTTTATTCGAGTGCAAGGTGACGATTCACTTGCTACATTCTTTGAACGAATGCAAATGTTATACGGAACAAATTTTTTATCAATGTTATCTGATGCTGCGCTATACTATTTTAATGCTATATTAAGTGTTAAGAAAAGTAAAATAACGCACAATTTTGATGGACAAGGAGTGTTAGGATATGGATCCTTACATGGTCTACCTTTTAGAACCACTGAAGATCTACTATCTCATTTCCTATTTCCTGAATCTGAATACGATAATTTTGATCGGAAAATATCTGTTACTGTCGGTCTTGCATATGCAACCTGCGGTACAAATGAAAGAGTTTACAGCTTTTTCAAATTCTGTTTCGAAAAGATGTCAGCAAAAGGAGCTTTAGCACACGAAAAATATTTAAAGTGGCTTTACAGAACCGGACTATTCTTTAGTACTAATGGAGTTAA